GTATCTAAATGGGTTGGCGGTTACTCCAACCGGGTCGGTCGCACAATCTACAGCAGAATCATCGTTGGCCGTTAATGTCCATTACGTAACTATTGATAACCAGCTTAACTTTTATGAATTGGAAGGAGGGGTTTTCTTTTCTGCGTACTGGGATCGTGAACTTTCGGCTGCCGAGATCAAGTCGGTTTACGAACACCCATACCAGATGCTTATGCCGATCACCCGTCGCATCTACGTCGGCGTGTAGACGATGGCAAAGTATCTCAACGGATCGACGCAGTACTACGAATGCTTCCGCTCGCCGATCAAGTCGTATCCGTTCACGATGTCTGTTTGGGCGTTGGGCGGAAGCACCACCGATGCCGACCTTTCCATTGGCCGATCCGGCTACAACAACCGCGCACAACTGCTGACGGCGGCAACTTACCCGGAACTGCAAACCGTCAACGCTGCGGCTTCGTTTCCTACACTCGACAGCAATAAAGCCAAGTCGGGTTCCGTCTGGTATCACCACGCGGGCATCGTCAGAAGCGCGAACTACAGATCGCTATGGCACGACGGCCAGTATCAGGCGCAGAACACCGGCACTTACGACGTTGAACCGGAGACATTCGATTACGTCGGCATCGGAATGCGACGTAATTCGACGGGCGTTGGTCTGAACTGGTTGGGTTCGCTCGCGCACGTCGCCTTCTGGAATGTCGAGCTAACGGCTGGCGAGCTAATGGCTCTTTACATGGGCGCATCGCCCATGTCGATTCGGCGGGATGCCCTCGCCGCCTACTGGCCGCTCGACGGTGACGGGGACAAGCAGCGGTCGCTTGTTGGCGACGATGACCTGTCGGCTTATCCGGTTGGCACGCCAGTACGCGAGGGGTTCGTCCCGTATGTGCAGGCCGCAAGATTTTCGTCCTTGCGAGTGCGGCGACTGGGCCGACGACACACGAGGATTCACACGATGCGGCTGTCGGCGCCTCGTTCGATGCGTCTGCGTCGGCCGGTGCGCAGTCCGACACGTACGACGCTGCCGCTGGCGCCGCCGATGAGTTCTCCGCAGCACTCATAGCGCAGATCGCGATTGCTGAAGCGGCCGGCGCCGACGCTACTGTCAGTGCGCTGCTCGCCGCGCAGGCGGCGTTTGACAGCGCAGGCGGCGCCGCCGATGCTGTCTCGGCTGCGCTGGTGGCGCTGGCGAGCCACATCGAAGGGACGGGTGCCGACGTTGATGTGTCGGCGCTGTTCGGTCGCTTCGGGCACCCGATCAGCGACGTGTCGAACACGGGCTGGTCTTCGACCGAAGCGACGCTGTGGCAGGCGTTGACTGGCGAGCGTAACGACGCTTCCTACATCAGTGCCACCGGGTCGGCCAACAGTCGGCTGGACATGACGCAGCACGTCGACCCGGGTGACACGCTGCATGCCATCACGATCGCTTCGCCTGCTGGGTATACGCCGGCCGGTACGTTGACCATCACGCTCTACTGCGGGGTCACGCAGATCGCGCAGTGGGTCATCTCCGATCTGGCCGCCGATGATGAGCGCCAGCTTGAGTTGTCGTCGGCCGAGCGCGACGCGATCACCGACTACACCGACCTTGAGATCACGGTCGAGGCATCGGCATGAGGCTTCACCGCAAGGTCTGGCTATGGTGGGGATCGTGGTGGGCGATCCAGTTCACCGCCATGTGGGACGAATGGAGTCTCGGCGTGCGGCTGAACGTCAAGCGTCCGCTGCTCGACCTGTACTTCGGCGGGCTGACGATTGCGTTCGGCCGTCATGCCGTCTACACCGACCCGCGCACGGCGCAATGGGACTCATGTCGCGGGATGCTGTTCAAGGAAGATGATCCGGTGAAGGCGCGGGTGCTCTGATGCCGACCAGTACCAGATACCCGTCGAGTTACTCGAACCCGACCAATGCCTATAGCGCGAGCGATTCGTCTGCCGTTGTCTCGATCATTCGCGGGACGACGAAGAACTCGGAAGACGACATCCGCTATGGCAACTTCGGGTTCGACGCGCAGATTCCGGCGGGCGCGACGATCAACGATGTCACCATCGAGACAAGCCACACTCTCGCCAGCACGTCGAACGTCTGCTACCTCGAATGTGCGCCGAGGGTACAAATCGACGGCACATTCAACAGCGATTCATCTGAGCCGACGACGCTCACGCCGCAAAGCTACACGGCTCAACCACGCCCCGGCGGCGGCAACTGGTCGCGTTCTGATCTGCTCGACGGCACGTTCTTCGTCACGATCCGGGCGCGGAACGGCAACAACAACAGCAGCAATACGTGGAGTTGGGATTACGTCCGCGTCATCGTTGACTACACCGTATCAACAGCAACGTATGACGACGGTGCCGGTGCCGACACAACGGCGACGGCGCAGAAGAAGATTTACGGCAGTGCCAGTCACGATGCTGGTGCCGATGTTTCCGTTAGCGCGCAGAAGGTACAGGCGGCCAGCGTCAGCTTCGACGCCGGGGCTGACGGTTCTTCGGTTGCCGCCCGGGCGATCAGTGCGAGCGTCGGCTTCGATGCTGGCGCAGGCGATAGCTCGACGGCGGCGGCAACACTCAGTGCCAACGCCAGCTTCGATGCGGGCGCAGGCGACGCCACCGTGGCGGCGCTGCAGTTCAACACCAACATCAGTTTCGATGTCGGCGCGGACGGGGTGTTCACCGCTGTCGTGGCCGGTCACGCGAGCGCAAGTTTCGATGCCGGCGCGGCGGACAGCGAGAGCGCGGTTGGTGTGGGCGCCGCGGCCGCGGACTTCTCCGTGGGTGCGGGCGACAGCACGGACGCGAGTGTCCCGGTCTCCGTCAACATCCGGGTGTCGTGGCTGCGCCTCGATCTGTCTGCGGGTGGCGCGCAGACGGCGACCCATGTGGCTGCGGCGGGTGCCGGGGTCGACTACAGCGCACAGCTTGTCATTGGGGCGACAGTCGACGCCGCGGCCGGCGCCGGGCAGGACGCTGACGCCGCCGCCGCGCAGCAGGCCGCCGCGGACTTCGCGGCCGGCGCCGGGCAGGACGCTACCGGGGCGCTGGTCTTCCACGACTCGGTCGACCACGCGGCCGGCGCCGCCGACGAAGTCGACGGGCTGGCCGGAAGCACAAGGGCCGCCGAATTTGCCGCTGGGGCTGGTCAGGAGGCCACAGGCGCCCTTCGGCTCTTCGACTCGACTGACCATACTGCGGGCGCCGACCAGACCGCCACAGCGGCTCTCCGCAGCCCGGTAGCGGTCGACCATGCCGCGGGGGCTGGCGACACCTACGTCGCCGCCTCTGCCAAGTCGGATTCGGTCACGGGCGCCGCGGGTGCCGGCGACCAGTACACCGCCAAGGTGGTTTCCGCCGCCGCCGTCGATGCTGCGGCTGGCGCTGGCGACGCGCCGACGGCGCAGGTCCGGTTTGCTGCGGTGCACGAAGCGGCCGCCGGGGCGGCGGACACGTCGCTCGCGCTCGGGGCGAACGAAGCGGTCTTCGACGCCGCGGCCGGCGCCGGGCAGGACGCTGCCGGGGCGCTGAAGCTGTTCGCCAGCTTCGACGCGGCGGCCGGCGCAGGCGCCGAGTCGATCGCCCTGACGACCGATGCGTCCGACTTCGACGGGTCGTCGGCCGGCGTCGGCTTCGACTGCTCCGCGATCGTCGTCGGCTATGCCGGCCACGACGGCGCGGCTGGCGCGGAAGCCGCGGCGCAGGCTTACGGGAAGGCTTATGCGGACAAGACCGCCGCCGCCGGGGCAGGAGACAGCGCCACCGGGACGCTGACGCTCTACGCCGACTTCGTGGCGGCGGCCGGCGCTGGTGATGAGCAATCGGCTGAGAGCGGGACGGAAGGCAGCGTCACCATGTCAGCCGGTCTGGGCGTCGCCTTCGAGGCGTATTTCGTCCGTCCGGGCGCCCGGCAGGGCAACCGACTGCTAGGTGAAAGTTCCAACAGACCCAGTAACATATCGGCGGCCCGGAGACCCAAAGCGTCGCCAATGAGGAGGACGTGATGGCTCTTCGGCGCACCAGTGATCCGGCAGTCGAGCCGCTGACGCTCGATGAAGCGAAACTGCACTGCCGGATCGACGACGGGATGGGCGTCGTTGAAGATGCGTGGCTGACTGCCACCATCATCGCTGCACGCGAGCAGGCAGAGACCCGCATGCAGCGATCGATCATCGACAGCGAGTTCGTGCTGACGCTCGATGAGTTCAGCGAAGCGATCCACTTGCCGATGCCGCGGGTGTCGTTGGTGACCAGCGTCCAGTACGTCGACACCAACGGCACGCCCCAGACGCTTGACTCCGCGCTGTACTCGCTCGACAACTCCAGCGACTACACCAACTGGCTGCTGCCTGCCTACGACGTGGTCTGGCCGGCGACCCGGGATCAGGCGAACGCAGTCACCATCACCTATCGCTCGGGTTGGGCGGACGCTGCCGCGGTGCCCCAGTCGGTGAAGCTGTGGATGAAGCTGGCGATCGCTGCGTGGTACGACGTGCGCGCCGGCATGGATCTGGCGCCGCTGCCCCTGCAACCGTATGAGTTGCCGACCACCTTCTTCAGCGACTTGCTGGCGAAGTGGACGGTGCAACTGGTATGAACATCACCAAGCTCGACAAGCGGATCACGATCCAGCAGCGTGTTGGAACCGTCGACGCTGTCGGCCAGCCGGTAGAAACGTGGCAGGATGTCGCCGCCCTGTGGGCCAACATCCGCCACATGAAGGGCATGGAGACCATCCGTGCCGGCGCCGAGACCAGCGTGGTCCGCGCCTCGATCCGCATCCGCAGCCGGCCCGGCATCACCAACGGGATGCGGGTGGTGTGGAACAACTTCGTCTACCAGATCACCGCGGTGCTGCCGCAGACCGACGGCGAGCGTAATCAGGTGACCGACCTCGCCTGCGAGCGTGTCACTGACACGCAGTTGGGAGACTGACGTGTCACGCGGCAAGAAGTACATCAAGTCGACTGGCGGCGTGACGATCAGTATGCGCGGCGTCGACCCAACCACCTTCGCCGACAACCTGCTTGAGCGCATCGAGACTTCGATTCGCCCGGCGGCGCAGGCCGGCGCCGAGGTGCTGTACCAGACGGCGCAGCGCAACCTCGACACCATGCTGGGCCAGCGGCGCAACGTGCTGATCCGCGGCGTGTTGAAGTCGGCGGTCTATCAGGCGTACAGCAAGAAGAAATCGAGCCCGAACCGAAAGGCCGTTTATCAGGTGTCGTGGAACCAGCGCAAGGCGCCACACGCCGGGCTGGTCGAGTACGGGCACATCCAGCGGTACGTGACCTACTTCGGCCGCGACGGCAAGTTCCACACCGCGGTGAAGCCGCACATGCGTCAGCTATTCATGTCGTATCGAGGCAGCAAGATACCGCAGGCGTTGCGCGATCAGATTTTCTACCGGATTGGTGAAGTCGGTGTCACCTACGGGAAGGACGGGAAGCTGAACAAGGTGAAGCAGCGGTCGCGCATGCGGCAGACTTCGCCGACACATGTTCCGCCCGTGCCGTTCATGCGCAGCGCGATCTCCGAATTCAAGCACGCCAGCGACGAAGCCAAACGCGTCCTGCTGGCGGCCGTTCACAGCAAGTACACCGGACGGGTCATCAATGAGTCTGGAGACTGATCTCTACACCCTGCTGAAGGGTGTGGCGGCGAACGTGTATGCGGACTACGCGCCTGACGATCCGCCAAAGCCTTACGTGTTGTGGACCCAGATCGGTGGCAATGTCATCGACACCGTAGAGAACACGACACCGAACATGCGTTCCGCTTTCATTCAGGTCGATGTGTGGGGCGACACCAGAGCAGCGGTGAACACGCTGATGCTGCAGATAGAAAACGCGATGCATACAGCGTCGGTATTCACCGCACGTCCGCTGTCCGCGATGATCGCCCGCACGGATGAGGACACAGGATTGCGCGGTGCGTTGCAGACGTTCCGAATATGGGCCGCCAGATGAACCGGCGACTCACTTGCCCGAAAGGGCGCAATGGGTGCCACCGCGAGGTGGTTGAATCGCTGCCCGTTTGGGCTTTTTGGGAGTAACACATCATGGCATACGGTTTCCCTGAAGGCAGTGCCTTCTACTTCTCGCCGCTTTCTTCGTTCGCTTCGGCGGTCAACGTCACTGCGGTGACTAACGCCAACCCGGCAGTGGCTACTGCGGCGTCGCACGGCTACGTCGATGACGACATCGTGCTGTTCAACAGCGGGTGGGAAGACGCGACGGATGCGCTCTACAAGGTCGACATGACGGATGCGTCTACCTTCTCGTTCCTTGGTCTCGACACCAGCAACACGACGTTCTTCGCTGCTGGCGCCGGCACCGGCACGACGCAGAAGGTGACGACGTGGACTTCGATCCCGCAGGTGCTGACGATCGCCACGCAAGGTGGCGATGCACGCTTCACCACGATCAGCCCGCTGTCGCGTCGTAACGCGATCAACGTGCCGACTGGCTTCAACGCCACGACGATCACGCTGACGCTGGGCTATGACCCGACCAACGCCAACTACCAGACCATGCTCGGCATCAGCCGCGCACTGTCGAAGGTGGGCTTCAAGATGGCGCTGTCCGGTTCGGGCGTCACCTACGGTTTCGGCTACATGAGCGTGAGCGAGGTGCCGCAACTGAACGTGAACCAGCCGAATCAGGTAACCGCAGTGCTGACCCTGCTTGGCAAGGCACTGAGCTACTCCTCGTAATCGGGTCTCCTTGGGGGTGGGCTTCGGCTCACCCTTTCCTGCCGCGAACGTATGCGCGGCAGGCTTTTTCACAAGAACAACAGAGTCCGTAATTCCCATATACATAATCCCCACACAGGGGTCGACAGGCTGACAAACAGGAGCCACTTCAGATGGCGAAAACCAAGATCCAACTGGGCAAGAAACCAACGACGTTCAAACACAAGGTCGAAGTTCCGCTGCTTGATGGTGACATCGGCATCGTCGAGATGCTGTACCGCTATCGCACGCGCATCGAGTTCGGTGAGTTCCTCGACCAGTTGTTCGGCGATGCGCGAGTGAAGCTGGATTCGCCGAACGAGGAAGACGTTGCAGTGTCGTTGAAGGCGGCGCTGGAGAAGACGCGTGACACGAACGCGGACTACATCCTGCAGATCGCTGAAGGGTGGAACCTAGAGTCGGAGTTCAACCGCGAGAACGTCGCGCAGTTGTGCGATGAACTCCCGGGTGTGGCGCTGGCGATCATCAATGTCTATCGATCTGCTATCACGGAGGGCAGACTGGGAAACTGAGGTCAGCGGCCGCTGCGCTGTACGAACCTGATGTACCGCGCACTCCGTCCGCTGGTGGATTCGACATCGGACATCTGTACGAGAAGCAGGGTGTAGAAGTCTGGCCCGAGAACTGGAATGCGATTGAACTGTTCAGCAAGCTTGGCACGCAATGGCGGGTTGGTTTCTCCGGTCCAACCGGGCTCGACTACAGCGTGCTGTTTCGCCTGCTGGATGAAGCAGGGTTCTCGGGCCAGAGGTGGCGTGAGGTGTTCGAGGACATTCAGGTGCTTGAGGTCGAGGCACTGAGAGTGATGAGCGAGCGGCGCAATGGCTGAAGACAACAGCAAGGTCGTACTAGACGTTGAAGTCAACGGCGCGGGCGCCGTCGCGGGGGCGAACACCGTAAAGAATGCCATGAAGGACATGGCGGACGGTGTCAAGAATTCTGCCAATCAGGCTGGCGCCGCGCTCGATGACATGGGCGACCAAGGCCCGAAAGCGGAAGCCAAGCTCACAGGTGCCAACAAGTCGATCGCGTCGCAGATGGAGCGGCAGATCGCGCTGTTCAGATCCGCTGGCAAGAGCACGGCAGACTTCTATGAGGAGTTGATCAAGACCCGGAAGAACCTCGACCCGGAACAACTCGCACCGTATCTGGCGCGCATGCGCGAGGCTGAACTCGCGCATAAGTCGACCGGCGCGTCGATGCAGGGCATGGGCCTGTCTGCAAAACAGATGCAGGCCGCCATGCGCGGACTGCCGGCGCAGTTCACTGACATCTTCACCTCGCTCGCATCGGGCCAGACACCGATGCTGGTGCTGCTTCAGCAGGGCGGCCAAATCAAGGACATGTTTGGTGGTCTGGTGCCGGCGCTGAAGGCTGTCGGTTCCGGGTTGCTGGCGATGGTGAATCCGTTCACCGTGGTCGCCGCTGCAGTGGCTGCACTCGGTCTCGCGTTCTATCAGGGCGCCGCGGAGCAGAAGCAGTTCAGGGATGCGCTTCGTGATTCAGGCAACGTCGCCGGCACCACGGTCGACGACCTGACGGAGATGGCGAAGAGCATGGATTCGTTGACCGGCGCCACGCAGGGTGCGGCAACGGATGCGCTCGAACTGTTCGTGCGTACGACCAAGGTTGGCGCCACCTCGCTGCAGGATTTCACTACAGCGGCAATCGAACTGGAGCGGGCCGGCGGTCAAGCGATCGAGCAGACCGCAAAGGCGTTCGCCGATCTCGGGAAAGATCCAGTCAAGGCGCTGGAGAAGCTGAACGAGTCGATGAACTTCCTGAGCATGGCTGGTTACGAACAGGTCCGTGCGCTGGAGGAGGTCGGCCGCACGACCGACGCATCGAAGCTCGCGATGGAGTTGTACGCAAACGCGATCAAGGAACGCGCCAAGGACATGGAAGCCAACCTTGGTCTGGTCGAGAAGGCGTGGCGCGGCATCAAGGACATCACGAAGGAAACGTGGGACTTCATCAAGGGCATCGGTCGCGAGTCCACGTCGCAGGAGAAACTGGTCTCGGTGCAGGAGCGCATCGCTGTCTTGCAGGAACGCCTGAAGAACCCGGAGAAGTATGGTGGTGCCGATGCCGTCGCAAACTATCAACGGCAGTTGGCGGATCTTCGTGAACGCGAAAGCATCCTGCAGTCTGAACTACGCCTATCGAAACAGGCGGCCACGGTTCAGCAGGAGCATGCCGAACTGGTGCGTCGTCGCATCCAGTATGAGAAGGACGGTGAGCAGTTCAAGACCAAGGCGATCAAGCTGGCAGAAGAAGAGCGCCGCCTGCAGCAGGATCTGACTGACGGTGTGATCACGCAACTCGAGTACGAGAAGCGCATCGCACTGGTCCGCGAGAAGTACAAGGACACTGGCAAGAAGGGCGACCCGTTCGCTGCTGATCGTAGCGCCGCCCAGCAGTGGGCGTCGATCATGGAGAAGATCGGCACGCTCACCGCAAAGGCTGATGGCGACCTGCAGAACCTGAACAAGTCGCAGACGTTCCTGCTGCAGCTTCTGAAAGACCCGGTCTTCCAGCGCATGCCGGAGAACTGGCGGCAGACGGCGCTGCAGGCGCTGTATGCAGCGGTCGAGATCGAGAAGGCGGCTGACGCTGAAGACGAAGCCGCCAAGGTGCGTGAGAGGCTGAACAAGGAATCCGAGAAGCAGATCGATGCACAGTTCCGTGAGATCGAAGCGATCAACAAGAAGGCTGAGAAGCTGGAGGTCGAAGCCGCGGCACTGGGTCTTACGAAGGGCAAGCAGGATGCGCTGCGTGCCGCGATCATCGACACGGAGATCGCCCGCCTCACGGCTTACCAGAACAGCGACATGTACGCGCAGGAAGACCAGCGCGCACAGCAGGCTATCGATGACCGGGTTAAGGCGTTGGAGCGACTGCGCGACGGCTACAAGAACCTCAGTGAAGCCAAGGACGCGAAACAAGCCGCCGACGATGTCGAGAAAGCGTGGGTCAAGAGCGCGAACAGCATCGGCAGTGCTCTCACCCAATCCCTCACTGATGCGTTCTTCGGTGGGGAGAGCATGGTTGACGGGCTGGTCAACTACATCAAGACAGCCTTCAAGTCGGTGGTGGTGAGGTTCGGTATCGAACCCATCGTGAAGGGAATGATCGGCACGGGCATGGCGGCTTTCGGCGCGCCGGCTTCCGCGATCGAGAGTTTCACCGGCATCAATGCAGCAAGCGGGGCATCCAGCCTTTTCAACATGCCGTCTTGGGCCACGTCATGGGAGGGGCTTGGCAACAGCGTTTACGGAGCCACGGGAAGCGGAGCACTTGGGGATTTCGTCGGAGTCGCTGGCGAGGGACTGAGCTACTTGTCGGCGCTGTGGGCGCTGAAGGAAAAGCAGTACGGACAGGCGATCGGCACGGCGGTCGGCAGCTACTTCTTCGGCCCGATCGGTGCCTTTGCTGGCGGCACGATCGGAAGCTGGATCGACAAGATGGGCAAAAAGTGGTGGGGTGGCGGCGGGCCGAAGGTCGGCGGCAGCTTTGAATCCTCTCCAGTGCCGGTTGGGGTTGGTGATGACTGGGTTTGGCGCGCCAACGGACAAGGCAGGTTGTTCAGCGAGACACAACTCAATAAAGAAGCGAAGGATGTAGCTACCGGGTGGTTCAAGACTCTCACCGATGTTGTCGTCGGGCTCGGTGGCTCGACGGCGAACATGCGCTACGGCATTGGCTGGGCGAGCGACCCGGAAGGGGATGCGCCGAATCGTGTTGCGGCTTTCGTCAACGACCTGTACCTGAACAACCCGGACATCGAGCG